TTATACTGATACAAAGACGATGGGGGGACAGGCTACCCACCTTGTATACTACGCTGGAGCAGTTAGACCAGGGCAGAATCAACCTTGACGAGGCTTGCGAGCGGCTAAACGTAACAAAGTGCACTATTCACGGGATACGCAGAAAGTACGGGTATAGACCAGGCACCTTGAAAATCAGAAAAGGGGGCCTGCCGAATCCTGATGTAGCGGGATCTGCCAAAGCAGCTGCTCTGTACTATATAGCGGGACACGGCAGTCTTAAAAAATCGGCAGAAGAATACAACATTGGCGAAAAAACAGTAAAAAACGCAGTCAATGAACTGTCTGTGCTGGATTTAGATGGGCTAAAGCGATTAAATAGACTTGTGCGAGTCGCCTATGCAAAGGATTTAGAGGAGAATACTGGCGAATACAACAATGTAAAAGCTTTAGCAGGCGACAATGACGTGTCATACCTATTGTCTAAAGTAATCATTAGAAAGGATAAACCGTGATAGATGAAGGAAAATTGGCCGCTTTAAAGAGGCTGGAGGCGCAAACACAACCGCAAAGACAACCGCAAAGACCCTTGCAGACGCCGTCGCAAACCAAAAATACGTTAAAAGAGCAACTAAAGGGGATGCCAGAAAAGGACTTGAGGAAAATACAAGAGACACTTCAAGAGTTGTTACCAGAGCAGTCAGTGAAGGAGTTAAACCTTGAAGACGAGTTGTTACAACAGTACACAAAGACAAAAAGGTTGATGGATGACGTATTGGATGACGTAGAAGTCACCCCTACCCAAAAAGCACAAGTGGCCAACTCAGTAGTAAGCACCCTTGGACAGTTGGTAAAACTTCAAGAAGACCTGAAACTGCAAGAAGCCATGAAACTGATGGAGTCCGTACTGATAGACGTGATAAAGACCTTGCCAAAAGAGACAAAGGACGAGTTTTTTGCGGAGTACGAAGCACAAGCCAAGAAGGCGGGACTTCTATGAGCACCCAACAACAAGCATTTAGAATGCACTTACAGAGACTTAAAGCCGGCGCGTCCCAAGCTACAGCAATAAGTGAGACATCACGCTGGATTTCGGATAATACCTTCTTGGGGAACAAGCCGTATAGTTATAAAGGTCGCGAATTTCAGAAAAAGATACTGGACAGTGAGGCACCTGAGTCAATAATCAGAAAGTGCAGCCAAATGGGTGTAACCGAAGCGGCAGCAAGGCGGGCACTGGCCCTGTGCGTAATGCTTAAAAACTTCACAACCATCTACACTCTGCCTACGGCCACACTTGCTGCTATTATCGCAAAAACACGAATAAACCCTGTAATCAGGGATTCGCCTTATCTTAGTTCAACACTGGCCGGTTCAGACAACGTCGACGTTAAGGAATTCAGTAATAACTCCTTCCTGTACATAAGGGGTGCAGCATCAAGTAACGCACCTATCAGTATCCCAGCAGACCTGCTAGTTCACGATGAACTTGACTTTAGCGACGGCCTTGTAGTCAGCCAATACCATTCTCGTTTGACGGCGTCGCCGTATAAGATGAAAATGAAGTTATCGACGCCGACGCTTCCTGGTAAGGGCATTGACTATGAGTTTAGTAGGTCAAGGAGGCACTTCAACTTTGTAAAGTGTAGTCATTGTAATCACCAATTTATCCCACATTACTATGACCACGTAAGGATTCCAGGCTTTACTGGAGAGTTGATGAGCATTACAAAGAACACCATGCATAAGTTAAAATATAGAGAAGCCTATGTGGAGTGCCCGAAGTGCAGGTTAGTACCCGACCTTGACGTAAAATACAGGGAGTGGGTGTGTGAAAACCCTGAAGAGAACCATGTGGCGGAGGGGTTCCAGGTAAGCCCCTTTGACTCTCCTACAATAATCACGCCCGGCTACCTTGTAGAATCATCGACAGTCTATACAAATATAGCAGAGTTTGTGAATTTTAACTTAGGTTTGCCCTTCTTTTCTAAGGAAAGTGTGTTGGCGCCTGATGAAATCAGAGGCACAATCATACCAAACCTTCTTGAAGGGGCGCGATACGCTGTAATGGGAGTAGACCTTGGCAAAACATGTCACATAGTCGTAGCTAATTGCTCTTACGACGGATCAATGCAAGTCGTGCACAAGGAAGCAGTCCCATTAAACAGGCTGAAAGACCGCTATAGAGAGTTACGGGCTAAGTTCAGAGTCAGAACAGCCGTAATAGACTCACTGCCCTATACGGACATGGTGATGGGCTTGCAAGCGATAGACAGGAACCTGTGGGCTTGCGTGTACACACAATCCAAGGGCACTACACTCTACACTATCCATAAGAAAGAAGACGATGGTAATACAGGCGAGCAGCAACAGAGGCAGTTAAATGTGTCGAGGGACAGAACCTTTGACTCTCTCATGAGTTATGTAAGGTCGGGGGACTTTTCAATGCTGCAGTCTAATCAAGAACTCGACGAAGAGTTTGTGACTCATTGTACAGACATGCGAAGGGTGAAAGACTGGAACATGAAGACCCAAAACCTTGAGTTCAGGTGGTTGAAGTCTGAAGAAGGGAACGACCACTTTTGGTTTGCCTTGAGCTATGCGTACCTGGCAAAGTTCATTATAGGCCAGACGATTGGTGAAGGTGGAGGAAGCCTTAACTTAATAGGGTCTTTCAAGATTACAGAGAGGAAACCTGTGTCCAGTATAATACGGAGTATGTAAGTAATATAGAATAAGACTTGACGGTCGGGGTATGGAAACCATCGGGCCACCTTGCAGTCAGTGGCTCATGTGTGGTTAATACACCTTGACTGATTGTTTTGACCACACTTGACGGGTACAATGCAGAAAATATACAACCTGTCAGGTGTGGTCAATGTTTGATGATGTCAGTCAAGTCGTAGAATTTCTCAGTGCGGCACAACTCCCTGCGGTAGCACCCCCAAAAGTGAAACCAGGCTCTTTGTCGTATCCAAGTTATTTGAGGACGACAACCCCATCTACGTCTGTTTTACCCCAAACAGATCGCAGACTGGCCAGCACAGATACTACCAGCCTGCGCTATGGCGGGACCACAAACGAGATTATCCGCAGCTTTGTGGCTTCGTCGCCGGATTTGTCTGCTGCCGTATGGGCTTATGCCAGGTTGGGTATCCCTCAAGAGTGGACAGCGGTCGCTAAAAACCCAGACAACACGTTTAATCGAGAAGCCACCTTGCTAGTACAGCAGTTGGCCACTCGATTTGACCTACTTCCAGACTATGCGACAGACGGTTTTACAGGCCCACAGTCAATCAGGGCCACGTCGGAGTCATTAGCAAGGGAGATTATCCAGTACGGTAGTTGCGCTGGAGAAGTAGTACTGGGCAAAGATAGGCTCCCGAAACGGATACAACCCATCAGCACGACACAGATTAAATTTGTCGCTGACTCTGACAAAACCCTTGTCCCGTGGCAATACGTGGGCAATGAAAAAATCAATCTCGATTACCCAACCTTTATCTATGTGTCTCTGGACCAAGACTTGTTGGAACCGTATTCGTCCAGTCCGATTGAGAGCGCAATTAAGCCGGTGATCTATTCTGAGCAGTTCTCGAACGACATTACAAGGATCGTCGGCAAGGTCATCCACCCAAGGCAGAAGATCAAGATCGATGAGGAAAGAGTAAGAAAGTTTCTTAGCCCTGAAGCACAAGTGGATAACGACAAAGCGAACGCAGAGTTAAACGTTATCACGGCTGCTATCGAGCAGAAAATCAACTCTCTAGCCCCAGAAGACGCCCTTGTATATCTGGATTCATTGGAGTTTGAAGTAGAGAATGCCAGTAATGCGGGGCTTTCCGCTGAGTACGAAGTGCTGCAGGACATGGCGAACGCAAGACTTAGCACAGGAAGTAAGACAAACGGTACTGTTCTGGGCTTTGCTTCTGGCAGCACTAATATTGCATCCAGTGAAATCATGCTGTTCATGAAGTCTTGTGCAGGGGCGGTAAAAGCCCCTGTGGAAGAATTCTGGAGCCGTGCATTCACTTTAGCTGCACGCTTGTTTGGCTTCGACGTGGTCGTTGATTTTAAGTTTGCATCAATCGATTTGAGACCTGATAGCGAACTATTAGCCTTTAAACAGACAAAGCAAATGATTGTGCTGGAGCAGTTGAGCTTGGGCATGATTTCAGATGATGAAGCGTGCCTGCAATTGACAGGTAGATTAGCCCCGATTGGCATGAAACCCTTGTCAGGTACGATGTTCAAGGGAAATACAACTGCTGATACAGCAGTTGCACAACCTAGTAACAGTGGATCGACATTAAATCAGAAACTGAAGCCGACGACGCCGACGACGGGTAGGGGGCAGAATAAGAAGGCATAAAGGGAAAGTGGGCATGGTATGCAACCTTGTCTGATTACAAGTAAATAAGGAGGGCGTTATGGCTCTGGTAAAAGGAACACCACAGCTTTTGGTTGAGACAGACAAAGACGGGGGCCTTGGATTTGAAGACCAGGGGCGGCAAGTCGTAATTGTCACATCTGACAACATTCTAAGTGAGATGTCTAAGGCTCTAATTAGCCCAGACCAGGCATCCACAGTGACTTGTTACCTCTTTACTCACCCAACCACACAGTCAGGGCACTTGCTGTTGGGCCAAAGAGAAGTCTACGTACCTACAGGTTCTGATGGTTTTTACTTTGGTGTACACCTTGGCACCAAGGCAAAAGCCCATGCTGCGATGTCTATAACTGATATGGGTCTATTTAAACCCGGCTTGTTTACTTGGCATGGGGCACTTACTAAAGTCGGAACATGGACTAACAGCCCTGCAAATCCTGCTGCTGGGACTTTCAATTCAACCGGGGCACTATACTCTGTAACTGCAGGTGATACGATCTCTGGATCAATTACTGGGACTGTTGCAGCTATCCGTGTGTATAACACATCTAATGGTGGCAATGCTATAGTTGCGATTGATGGTGACTATACAAGAGCTAATAGGCTGCCCACATTCACTCTAGCAGATTATGATTCTGGTAATTGTAGGTGGTCTGATGTTGGTAAAAGGTACATCTCCACCTATGGGCCGGCGTCGTTTAACGACTGCATCTGCCTTGCTGCTGACCTTGATGCTGGCACTCACACTATAACAGTTGAAGTTACTGGCAAATACCCGGCTGGATCAAGTGCGGCACGTGTCTATGTAGAGGGTTTTGCAGGGTGTAACGGGGAGTCTCTTATTTCAGCCAATGTATATGCTGTT